CCATGATGAAGCCAAAGCAAAGGACGTCGCACTTTAATTTTTCTAGCCAAACGTCAACAATCTCGAAAGCTTGCGCGTGAACGAACAAATCATCATCGTTGCAGAATAATAAATAATCGCCCTGCGCGACTTTTAGCGCTTCGTTCTTTGCTAATCCAGCACTTTTAACATCGACCTCAAGGACTTGCGCCCCGAATGTCTTCGCGACATCAGCCGTAAAATCGGAACATGAATCACAAACTACGATTAATTCGTAGTCTGAAAATGTCTGCTGCCGAATCGACGTTAGCGCATGATGAATACGATTCGCGCCGTTTCTTGACGGAACAATAACGCTAAACCTCATAGTCCGCACTCGTCACTATCGTCTTTCCGATGTGTCCTATCGTTAGATCGTTGTCAACGAAGATCTTATAGCCGCACATTCTTGCGCGTAGGCAAAATGACAGGTCTTCTCCGTACCCAGTCAACGGATTGAAGGGATATGTTCCAAACTTTTCGATGATATCCGCGTAGACTTTTGTCTTAACCAAGAGAAAAGCCGTTCCAGCACCTTCGACTTCTTGCAGTCCGTCTTGTAGTTCTTCTACACGTTCACATTCAACCTCGCCTTGCTCGCCTAGCTTCAGCTTTTTATAAAAACAAGGTTTGTAAGGTTTAACACGGCTAAAAATCGACCCCGAAATGATGTCTTTGTCGTGGCTCAACAAAACGTTGAGCGCATCGGCGTTAAACACCATATCGGAATCGATAAATAGCATGTGCGTGTACTCGCCATCCAGGGCGGTTTTGACAAAGTCATTACGCGCTGCGTAAACGAGAGAACCCGATGAGTGGATGATGTCAGCCGTGACCGTCCTCGACAGTCTCAATATGGAATTTACATATTCAATCTCAACTTGTCCGGTGGTCGGTATGGCTATCAAAATCTTGTTCATCGGGTCGCCTCCTCAGTTCATCAGTATGTATTCGTAGTTAGCTTCACGAACGCATCGTTCAGTGCAACGGTACAATCAAAGATCGCGCCGCCTCGGTAAGCGATAGAATTCGAAGCAAAGCCAGCGGACGCGTCGCGCTCAACGGCAATATCTTGCGCCAAGTTGCCAACGACTTTCTTGAAGTCACCGAAGAACAGTGTCTTTTCCGGGACTTTGTCAGAGACAATTACCGGATACCCAAGAACCTTGAATGAGTAGCCGTCTGCCACGTCGTTAATGAGAATAGGACGCTTTGACGTATCAACAATAGCGGCTAATCCCTGATATGCCATCTGCTTCGACACGAGGAATTTAGCATTAGAATCATATCGTGCCGGGAGCTTCGCAACCGTGTTGAGAATATCGGTATATGCGATCGTCGCAGTTCCTGTCACAACAACCAAGTTCGTAGTGGTTGACCAAGTGGCGGCATAAGCGACGCCCTTCGGTGCGGATGAGCCAGAGCCGTTAATGATGGCGTCTTCAATCGCTGTTGCGATATCGTCAGCGATCATCTCGAGCAACCAACCCTCAAAGGCGTTAATGGACATTGTAGCTACGGCCTTTGAGATATAAATCAGCTTGTTGTATTCGTAACCGGTCAAAGAAACCTTGACAAGCGTGTCGGTCGACGCAGTAATCGCCGCGTTCTCGGTGTGCAGTACTGCGTCCGTTCTTGCGCCCTCGGTCGAGAATGTCACGTTACCAGCAACGCGCAGCAAAGTGATTTCTGAAAGCATCGGCGCTTTCTTTACCATCTTTGTGAAAAGCAGATCCTGTGACGCTTCCGGAATTGCGGAGCCGCTAGACGCCGCCGCGCTGGTGTATGCTCTCTGCTCTGTCTCGTTCAATTCCTTGCCCTGTAACGATTTGTAAAATGCGGAACGATATTCTGCGCTCGCGCGGATTTCCTCAATTGTCATTTTTCTAGCCTCCTGTGAAGTGGTCTCAATCGTCTTTCCAACGATCTCGCCTGTTTGAATGCTTATTGCCTCTTGTTTTCTAGTCTCGAGATCTTCAAGCTCCGCTTTGCGCTCCAAAAGTTCTATCTTTTCAGCCGTGCGCGCTTTGATCTCTTCTACGTCTTCGCTTTCTCTGACTTCAATGTCAATTTCAGCCAAACGTTTGTTTACTTCTTCCAAATTCATACCTTGCCTCCTGTTAAATATTCGAACCGTGCCTTCTCAACCGCTACCGCTCGTCTCGCCTCCGCGCGTTCTCTCTCGGCCTCCGCCTCAAAATAACTGCGAGCCTGTATTGATGTTGATTCGTACGCCGGTATATCAACTGCGGCCACATCATATAGCCGCTTGATACCTTTGATTTTTCTCGTGTGATTCTTTTGATCGTATTCTTCTTCTGCAACCGTGAAAGCAAAGGACATCTTGTCTATATACCCGCCCCTGATTTCTTCGTATAGCTTTCGTCCTTCTTCCGTGCCGCTTAAATCTGCA